GGTGTTTGGTCGTTTCGAAGTGGGTAGGGAAGTGGTCGACATTGATTTTGTCTTGCATTTCGTAAAGTCCAGGGATGTTGGCGATTCCGGAAGGATTGGGAGAATAGCCTTGCATATGGAGGAAGTCGTAGATGTCTTTGCAGATGTACGCAACTTGTGGGTGTTGGTTGCAATCTGCGTAAGTAATACCGATAGCGCGGGCCATCAGTGTTTCGTACGTTGGGCGTCGTGACATAGGGTAGAGCAGTTGGGCGAGTAACTGTCTCCAGTCGCGAGTGGGTTGGCCATTGTTGTTCTGGTATCCGAGAACGCTAAGGTTCTGAGGGCTGTTGGATATTTCAGCCTTTTCGGGGCGAACAACTGCATCGAAGTAGATTTTCGCGTGATAAGCGAATTGAATCTTGAATTCTTCGTGTTGGTTGGCGGGGATGTAGATCTTGGTCGCGGTGATTGAATCATCTCCTTGTACTTTGATAAAGATAGAAGTGATGTCGAATCCCATTCGGTCAAGAATAGTTAATAGCATGACTAAATTGTAGTGTGAGTCAAGCCATTGTGTGAGGAATAGTCCAGATGGGATACCTCGTTGGAGGCGTAACCATAATGAACCATCAGGCATGCGGAACGGTAGAGCTAGTTGTGCGGCGCACATCCAGTCCCAGAGGTTTTGCATTCGGGTAGGGTCGGTTTGCGTTTCAGAGTAGTCCCATGTGAAAAGGGAGTTCTTTGACTGTTTGAAGGCGGGGATGTATCCGTGTTCGAAGGTGAACATGGGTCTCCAGTCGTCTTGTAGGTCGCGGATTACTTTGTAGAGCGCGTGGAAGTCAAATCCAGTCCAGTCTATTGTAACAAAAGTGTTATAATAGCAGTAGGGGACGGATAAGTCCAGGTTGAGGCGGTACCATCCACCGAGGAAAGTTACATATGGCCAGAGTAGTGGTGTACTCTTGCGATGTGCAAATTTGTGGTAGTTGATGATAGGCCAGAAGAACATGCATTCGATAAGGATGAGGAGTTTGGGAACTCCATATATCATTCTTACTTTTGGGGGGTCGCCAGTCTTAGAGAGAGCTGGTTTTGCGTGAATGTTCATTGGGTATTGGTATGGTAAGGTTCCGGCTTTGTTTGAGATGCCACGTTTGATGTTGTGGATTTCAATGCGGGAGCGTTCGAATATCTCATCGGCTAGGTTGCCGAAATTGCGAGATTGTGTTTCGATTTCACCAGCGTCAAATTTTTGCTTGACAATGTCAGCGTAATATTTGTCGGATGAATAGGGCTCTTCTGCGGAGGGGGGCCATTTCCAAGGGTAGTGGGGGAGGTCAGCGAAGTGCACAGGGCGGGTTATCCAGGGCGGAGCGAGTAGCTTGAAAGCTTGAGCGCGAGCGCGTTGGTAGTGGATATCTTTTGGGACCGGGTGGTCTGGAAGATTGCCTTTTTGCATAGTTTCGTAGACTAGGTCTTCTGTTTCGAGTGGTCGATAGAAGCCATTTACTATGTAATCATAGTCGTGTGGTTGTAGGTACTTATTGAGAGCATGTTTGACAACTTTTTGGTTGGCGATAACATTGCGATCATTAGCACGGGGGATAGGCTTTGCGTCTAGCATTCCGATGTGGCGATAGTTTGGGCCAGCAAGCGGATGTTGGAAGGCGTAAAAAGCAGATGCGAAAGTTTCGCGGATAATGGCGAAAAA